GTTGTATAATTACTATTTTTAGATGTTGTTGCATTTACAACATTACTATCATCTGAGTTTAACCAATTAAATGTTCTATTATCTTTTGATTGAACATTATCATTTGTTTGTTGAACTGTATAACTTATAGTCCCCGTTTTTATAAATGTCAAGCCAGTAATTCGTTCATTTCTATCAGAAAATGTCCTTTTTATAGGAATTATTTGAGAAACAGCTGCATTAACTGGACCAGCTTCAACATTTGTTGCAACCGCTCCACTTGCCGCAATACTTTGTATTGAATAAAAATAATTCGTTGTTTCAACTGTTGAGTTATTAGGTCCAGTAACGCCTTCAGAAATTGCAATTGTCTTATTTTTGTCTTCATAACCAGAAATTACAAAAGTAACCCCAGATAAGTTACCAGTTGATTCAAAGCCAATTTTTTTAGCAAATCCGTCAGGAGTGATCCATTCGCCTCCAGTTACCCCAGCTCCGTTAAGAGTAAAATAACCAGAACCGCCTAGCGTTTGATCCTCAAATACACCATTTGGATCGACATCAGCTAAATCCATTTTAACTTCAATTCTACGCATGTTTGCTCCTACCTTTCTTTTGATACAAAAATATAATCAATAGACATAGTTTTAGCCACAGCCTCTCCATTCTGAATACCAAAAGAAATTGTTAATTCCTCATCGTCAGGTAAATTGGTTACAGCTAATTTGCCAAGAATAGTTGGATTATTATTATTTGTAGATGCCGCATAAACAATTTCATTTATACCATTATAATAAAAACCTACGGTTAAATAAGTATTATCAGCAACAGTTGTAATTGCAGTAGCGGTTGAAGCAGTTGAATCTTTAACAACTACAAAATCTAAATTAGCATCGCCATCATCTTTTCTAAAGTAAACGCCATCAGTTACAGCCAAAGGAGTTGTGTCGGTGATTTGAAGACCAACTACAAAATCGCTTTGAGTTGCATCGGAAACAGCAAGTCTAGCTTTGAAAAACAATTTCTTGCCAGCTTCAAATTTAAATGATTCTCCAACTTTTTGTAAAGCATTTAAATCATCATCTGCAGCACTGTTAGTAAGCAAAAGAACGCCACCATCAACATTAGCTAAAGCTTGTGTTGCTCCAGCTTGGGTTTCTGTAACCGTCCAGTTACCAGCTGCGTAAATATCAAAATCATCAAAATATGTGTGAGATTGAGTAAAATCAGGTTGAGTCAATTGACCCAAGATGTTTTGTGCGGTAATATTATTAACGCCATTAGGAAAATTTGTAGCCATAAATTTTTATAAATAATGTTGTAGGGAGAATTTCACTCCCTTTTACCCAGAATATAGGACAACTGTTAAAATTAAACGCCTTGTGAAGCAAAATAGCCACGAGGATCAGTAACGCCTACTGAATAGGAAGTCATAATTTTATATTTATGATCTCCTGATTCAAAAGCACCATCGTTGCTAAATTCACCTTGAACTGCAGTGATCATTTTAGCACCTTCTGGAGCATCTGTTTTAATAAAATAAGCGTCGTCGGAAGTCAAATGCGGATTAACTAAAATTCCACCTGAAAACAAACCCATATATTTTAAAGCATTAATATCGTTATTAGCTTGTCCAACACGAAGTTGAGATTCTAAAATACGAGTAGCTTCAAACATTAAAGCTGATGGAACTTGTAATAAAATTGGTTTAATTTTAGCTTTGATTCCTCTATCGTTATTAGTTTCTCTAATTTGAATACACAATTCTTCCAAAGATTCCTCTGATAAATCAGAAGGAGTAGCTAAAGTGTTAGAAAAGTTGCCTGCACGACTTGGATGGTCAGTTGCAAAAAACTTTTTATTATCACCAAAAGTGTAGCCTGAATCAAAGCCGTTATTGAATAAATCAGCAACATCGACTTCTTTAGTTTCACGAAGTGAAGATGCTAAATATTCGTTACCTTTAGATACAACATTAAGATATTTATTAAATTTACGAGCTTCCCAAGAAACTTGATAACCTAATGCACGAGTTCTTTGTTGGTATCTTGAAACATAGCCTTGCGACATTGAATCATAATCAACACCAGCACCTTCGTTTTTAGTTTTTAAAAGACCAAAAGGCGAAATTAAAACATCTTCATCAAATTGTTCATCTGTTGACTCCATTTTGACAAGTTTTGATGCTAAAAGATCATCCTCGGTGTATGCTCCCCAATAAGTTTTTACCCCTGGTTTAAGAGCTTTTGGAATTGTTCCTGTTACTATAATAGACATAATTTATATTTTTTATTATTAATATTAGATACCACTAGTTACGTTTGCTTCTGTGTGGTTATTGATTTTAACACGCCATTTAGCGTGTTGACCAATAGCATTATCAGGAGCATCAACTAATCTTAAAATTTTAAGTTGGAAAGTTGCATCGGTAGCGGGAGTTGAAGTGTCCAATTCTACACCAGACAAGCCAGTGACAGTTGAGCCAGATTCAGCAAATACTACGTTAGCGTTTAATCCAACAGCAGTTACTGCTAAAGCGGTGCCAGCAGTTTCTTCTTGAATTTCAAATTCTTGAAGTGGGCTGTCTGCAACAATAGCTACTGCTTCGGTTGAAGCTGGATTGTAAACTGAGTTTAGGTTAAGTGGATTAGCCAAGAAACCAATAATAACACCAGTGATTTTATTAGTATCACCAGCCGTTGCTTTATTAATTTCAGGTAAAGAACCTGCGGCAAATTGTCTTCCACTAGTCAAAACATTTGCTGTATTAGATGTTCCAGTTTTTACAATTGGATCACCAATAAATAATGCAGTTGCATAACTAGCTGGAATGTAGTAATAATTTTTAGGAATCTCTACAAAAGGAGAGTTCTTAACGGGCACTAATCCGTATGGAGTATTTAAATTTGTCATAATTATTTAATTAATTTTTTTTGATCCTGTGCAACATAAGTCATTGAACCCATACCAAGATCTTTTCCTGCAAGTTTATCAATGCTTTCTTGTTGACGATTATTTATTTTAATTTGATTATCTCTCTGTATTTTTTCGTTCATTTCCTCAGAAATTTCCATGGCATAACGCATAAATGTTTCGCCCATTTTATTTTGACCACCTCTGATTGGAGCAATTTCTAATCCATTTTCATTGGTAGCAGGTTTATATCCTAAATCAATTAAATCTTGTAATCGATTAGGGATGTTACCAGAAACCCAGCGCCTTATAAAACCTGCTTTTTTTGGCAAATCTGATAAAGCACCATGTCTTTTTAAATGTGAACGCGGGCTTCTAATAAATTCTCTTCCATCGGGTAATTTAATAATTTCAATATCACGATTAGTAGGTCTAATTTCTCTATCACTATAATTAGATACTCTTTCTTGAGCATGTTCTTTTGAACTTTCTCTGTTTGAATCAATATTTTTGTTTGTCATAAATTTTCTCAATTATTAATTATTAAAATAGTCATTAATGGCGTTTTGTTGCATATCTTTAATTTGAGCAGAAGTAAAATTGTGATTCTTTGCAAAATATTGACATGTTTGACGCACATCTAGTGGTAAATCATTATAACTATATTGTTTTTTACCTACATTAATACCTCTTTTACCGCTTTCTACACTTGGAGCTTTAGCTCTATTTAATTTATCACTAAATGTTGATTGAATTTCTTCGCTAACCATTTCTAATCTTTCGCGAAGAGGAATGCGTTCTGATAAAGTAGCAAAATAAGTTTCTGCATATCCTCTCATCGGAGCATTTTCATAAAACCAAGTGTTATCTGGAGCCCAATTATCAAATATTTTTTTATCTTCAGGCTGTATTTGTGATTTTGGCTCTTCTTGAATGTTTTCATCAATTTTATTTTCGGTAAAAGAAATTTTATTTTTTTCTAATTCATTTCTTTGTTTTTGAATTGCTCTAACTTTAGCAACATCACCCTCTAAAATTGCATTTTCTTCTGCCTCATCTAAAGATTGAAACCGTTTTTGATTGTTTTCTTCATATGAAAATTTTTGGACATTTAAAATGACGTCCATTTGCTTGCGAAGTTCTGACATTTCTCTTTCAAGAGCGGTTTTTTCAGAAGCCAGTTTTCGATTTCTTTCATTTAATACGGGAGTTTCTTTTTCCTGAACTTCTAAAAATTCTTGTGCTGTTTTATGAGGTTTTAGCGTTCCATCTTTATATCTTCCTTTAAAAAATTTGCCAGTTCTCCAGCCACGATCCCAAGCGTCTTTTTCTGTATCACTTAAAGTTTCATAAAAAGCTCTTTCTTCACTTTTTGCTGATTTTTCAAATAGATTATTGTCTTTTTCAATTTCTTCTTCTTCCATTTCTTTTAAAATTGGATTAGAAGATAAGTTTTTATTTTCCTCAACTTTTGGCTCAAGTTCTTGTGAGTTTAAACCAATATCAATATCTATTTCTTCAGAACGATCAATTACTTGCATATTTCCTCATTAATTTGAATTGCTAAAATATTACGATCAAGAATAATTCTATATTCTTTGCCATCTTTGGTTTGATCTTTGCTTAATCTATAACCCTCATAAGATGGAATTAAAATTTTATCACCAACTTTTGGCTTTTTTTTCCATTCCTTATCAGTTCCTTGGTCAAAAGCTTTTTCACCAATATCAATAATAGTTGCCAAAGTTTTAGCTCCCTGCATATCATCTCTTGATGAATCAGGTATAATTATTCCACCAGAAGTTTTTTCTTCAACTACATCAGGCAAAATTAAAATTCTATATTCAGGAACACTGTAACCAGAAGTATTAATCATTCAAACCTCCTGCAAAACCTTTTAAAATTTCTTCTAAATCGCTAGATTCTTTTGAATTTAATAAATTGTCAATTACATCAATAGATTGACAGCCACCAAGAGAACTTAAAACAAAATCATTTTGAAATTTTCCATTATTTATATAATTGTATGCAACATCATTTAATAAACTGATACGCTTCTTTAATAAATAATTTTTAAATTGAATAGTAACTGGGTTTTTAAGCCAATCTTTTAATTCTTGCATTTGTATTTGACTCTGTATTTGACTCATAATTTACTCATTATTTTGATTAATATTATTATCAATAGTTTCGGGTTTAATTTCCTTAACTTGTTGATTTTCTAGCTTTGCTAGCTCTACTGCCG